ACCTGCAGCCTCTCTTGCCATAGGCATAGGATAATATCTTAAACCTGATCTGTCAAGTAATGCTTGTTGGTTGGCAGGATGCAAAGTTAATAACCAATGCTTTTTATTTTTCTTGCAGTATCTACGAATGTCTCCACATAAATCCTCTATGTATAAATCCTGGCGATTTCCGTACTCGCTCATGTCATGCTTTAATTCATTGTAAGGATCCGTCAGTATTATTTTCTCATCCTTTACTAATTTTATTAAATCATTAAAGCCATAGGCTCTCTCATCACTATCTACAATAGAAAACATCTCATCTATGTAATTTACGGCATTATAAAACTGTTTATCCTCTACAGCTCCGGGAATAGATTTGTAGAATGGTTTACCTGTGTACTTGTGAATAAACTCAGCATAGATGTCCTCTGTGCTTCCTGTCTCTGGTGAATAGATTAATGTTTTCTTGCCGTATTTCTCTGCCTGAGTAAATGCTAACTCAAAAGCAAACTCAGATTTTCCTTGGTGTGGAGGCGCAAGAATAAACGTATAAGAACCTTCCTTTATGGAATAAAATTCATCTAAACAAGCAAAGCCTGTATTTTCGCCTCTAGGATTTCCTTTTTCACGCATCTCAATTAGAGAGTCCTGAATATCTTTGAATTTCCTGATCATCAGTTGCCCGGTCTAAAATCTATGTACTGCAAAGTGGCAGCTTTATTCTCATCCTTAAACCAAACGCCTTGCATCTTCTGCTTCCAATTCTTAACCTGATTGTTTCTAGAATCCTTCCAATTATTTTCCTCGTAATAATGAAAAGCCTTTATGGCTGATTCTTTAGTATAGCCATTATCTTTAAAATACAACTCAACCTCAGAGAGAGAAGGTATATATATTCTTTTCTTATCTACTCTTATCTTATCTGCATCGTTTTGCATAGCACTTGCAGAGTTTTGCAATGCGCTTGCATCCATTTGCTCTGCATTTGCATAGACTTGCATAGCATTTGCATCGGTCTTTTTATCATAGAATTTATCCCATTTAGCTTTAGCAGCTATGCTTCTGCCTTTACTAACTTCTAAAATATCAATCAGTTGGCTATCTAAAAACTTAATTTTTATATGATCACCATCTAATAAAATAATTCTCTTCTGCAATAAAATAGTTAAATGCTCTTTTTCAATCTCTAACTCAGCATCATCATAATTCATTACACATTCTTTATTCCAATACTGGCAGCATAACCAGATAAACCTTGCTTGAGTAACCTCCGGGCATCGCATTATCTTACCCATAACCCAGTCACTAATTGTAAACTTAAACCATTGTAATTTATCCATTTGCTTAAAATAAAATACCCTTGCGGTTTCAAGGCTTCGACTCCTATCCACCACAAGGGTATAAATGTTTTCTAATAGCTTATTGTCGAAGTCAGCTACCATTCCAAAGATATAAAAATTAATTAATTAAATAATACTTTTTGTATTTAACATACCTCCCATAATGTTGCAGGTGTACAATGTGCTTTTGCATTTTTAACATTCATAAAACCTTTTCTTTTAATTAATCCTGATTTTACTGCTCTTACAAATATTCCTCCCCATGCCCTTTGGCTTGGTGGATTATCAACAATACCATAAGATGCAACTCTAACATCTTCTGCCATAAATTCTTTATTTGATTTAATATAACAAAGCAAAAATTGATAAGCATAATAAGTCCATTTATTGTCTTTGCAATCAGCATTTTCCATAGATTGAGAAATTCCTTTATCTCTTAATTGTTTTCCTAAAAATAAATTTAATTGTTCCATATCTTTTTGTTTTAATTATCTTAATAATTTTTTGATTTATACGTTTGATTTTAAGATTAATACTATTGGATTATTTGGCTTTTGATAAAACCAGTATTTTGTCATCCATCCACATACGCTAGGCATAGATAGGTTTAGATATTTACTTGCATCAGCAGGAGTTACTCCCCTGCCAACAATCATTTCCAAAGTCAAAGCAATACGCTTCTTATCTGGAATCTTTAGGTACTTTTTAGGCTTATACATTAGAATGTAATTACTATTGATGGTTTATTAAATTTCTTGCTAATCTTTGGCACTTCGCAACCCTCTGAGTCAAATATAATTTCATCTGATTTACTAGCCGTCTTTAATAACTCCTGCCTTTGCTTTAGCTTATTCTCTAGCAATACATATATATCATCCTCATCATAATTAAGGCTCTCAGCTCCGTTCTTAGGAGTAAACAATACTCCATTATAAGAATCTGGCTCAGTTAGGTTTAAACGGTCTCTAAATGTCCTATCTGCTGAATCAATTACTGCCTTTAACCTAGCTATGTTAGAATAGAACTGAGTAGGTGTTTGATTGCCATCATCAAAGAGTTTATTAATCAGATTTATGCCTGTCTGCTCGGCTTGTTTCTTTGTGAAATCAGGCGCATACATTACGCCTGATAACTCTACTAACTCGTTAGACATTTGCAGCCTCCTTTTCTAATAACGCCTGGTTATCTGTGCTAATCTTGTATTTCTTCAATATCACATCCATTGTATATCCATCTTTTAAGGCTTGAACTACGGATGACCATTTATCGGTTTTAGGATTAAGCCATGCTCTTGAATCCTCAGCAGCTTTGTTGCCGTCATCATCATCATCTATGTTTAAGCCTAGCATAGCAGTTAATGATGCTCTTTTTGCATAAGTTATACCAGACATAACCGCTTGGGGATCGTTTGGCTTAGCAACTGGCATAATAAATGATTCCATTAAATACTCGCCTGATTCGGCATGAATTAAAATAGTACATAACCCATTTACTCCGCTAGGCATCTGGGAGTAAGCTAGACCGGACTCGGCTAATGGTTTGCTGATTGCATCCTGAATGTTAGATAACGATGCGTAATTGGATTTAAAGAATGGATTTTTGGCATCCTTTGAAATCTTTTGGACTCTGCCCTGAAAGTCTATTAAGGCTTTAGCTAGGCTTGAAATTGTTTCTGATTTTTCCATAATGAAAAAAGCGTATGCCGTCAAGGTGTCCACTCCCATCAGGCTATACGCTATGTTTTTTTGGTTAATAAATGTGGACATTGTTTAAAGTTATAAAAATAATATCTTAAATCAAAATAAATGCAATAATTAATAAAACGGCAGACCATAACAACATCGTGAATATGACCAGATCATCTTTCTTCTTATCCATTTTCGATAATTGTTTCTAATGCCAGTGAATAATCTCCATCAAATAAAATAGCTACTGTCTCTCTGCCATCTAGCACCTGAACGTTATCCTTAGTTCCTTGAATAGTGCCATCAAAATAATCTTCAATCATCAACTCTCCTGAATGCTCAATGTGAATGATGTTATCATCTGCATCATAGAATAGTAAATGGTTGTTTACATCTAGATCACAGTCATTTCCGAAATCTAGGAATAATTGAAGTATTGCTTTCATTTCTTTTTATGAATAAAGTTAATCCATTTATTAAACTCTTTTGTATTTGGTGCAGAATTAATTTTAATAGTTGTACCATTTTGGTACTCATCTACTCTGCCGTCTGGGTATACTGTTCTACAAATGCTTTTCATGATCAAATATTTTTTCAACCGAAGTTGGTGAATAGTCTTGTAATTCTAAATGTAAATATAATGTATGTATGCTTTGATAGGTTAAATCAATCCAATGGTTATTATTTGCCAATTCTTTCATTAACATTTTCATTGTGTTTGGGAATCTTTCCTCATCAGTCTTTAGCACCTCTAAATGCTTTGGACTTAGTCTTTCTAATAAGTTCATATCTCAACCTCCCCATCGCCGTTACATTGTTCACATTGATCCCAAACATTGAATGATGCATCACCGCAATGCGTACATTTGTTATCTACTATCTTTTCGCCGCAACAATCAGAATAGAATATTTTGCCCCATCCATCGCATGAACTGCAAGTCTGCATAGCTGGGTAATTGACCTCATTTCTGTCATAATGCACTACTAGGTTATGTCCCATAGGTGCTGAGTTAATCATGTTATCCATTTGTTTTCTTAGTTAAATAGTCACATACTCCGGCTAATCCAATAAGGACCGCCGACATAATAATAAAAAAGATGATAATTTCCATATAGCAAGTTTTAATCCGGAACATCCCGGTACTGCCAAATCCCCGCTTGACTGATCAAGCGAGGCGACAGATTCCTGACTTGCAGGAACAGGAATGTTATCTTGTTAATTCTCTTATTGCTTGTTTAAGTTCATTTAATTTAATTTCTCTTTCAATTCTTGCTTCTGGATATTTATTTAATTCCCATTCTGAAAGACATTTTTCAATTAGGAATAATTCTTTTTCCAAAATTTCAATAGCATAATTTCCCATTATGCCCATAACATTTGGTTATCGGTATAATTACCATATTGATCCATTTGCATTTTTACAGGATACAAAGAAGGTGCTACTTTTTGTAATTCAGCAGTAACAAAGCCTCTGAACATATCTTTTGCAACTGTTGTATCAAAAGTATAGGTGTCTAAAATTATTTCAATTTCTAATAAAACATCTGATAAGTTCATAGTTCTTTCAGATAAAGAAGAACAAGCTTCCATTCTCGCTTGATTAATAGCTTCTGTTACAATGTTAGTGATTTGAGTTTTCATAGTTTGCAAGTTTTGCGCAACCCTTTATTGAATTGCTGATTCAAATATATAAAAAGTTATTTAAATAACTATACTTATTAAAAAATATATTTTTAATGACAATTCTATGACAATGTCAAAATAGTCTAATAATCATTGTATGATCCTTTAAATTCTTAATATGGAATACTTTTCCGCTCTCTTTATGCAATTTACTTGCATTGTTACGCCATACCTGCACGTTAGCAAATACGTTCATAACCTCGTTTATCTTTAGATTTTCTAGTTGTTTTCTATACATAGTGCAAATATATAATTATTTTTATAATATCTTGCCCTTATAAATCAATGATGTATTATTTTTGAGATTGCCATTTAATTTAGCGCTTAATGTACAAATAGGAATTTTATGCGCTATTGCAGCATCAGTCAAACTTTTATATGTAATTCCAGATAAAACATCATAAACAATTTTAGATTTTGTTTGTTTATTAAAATTAATTGTTGCTAACCTTTTATTTTCTGTATTAACTTTTAATCCTGTACACCAAGCATGTTTATGATTTTCTGATTGTGTACACCACTCTAAATTTTCAACACAATTATCTGTTTTAATTCCATTTTTATGGTTTACTATATCTTTCCCTGATATTAAAGGAATAAAAGCATTAGCAATTAACCTATGCAATAAAAAGTATTTTGGATTTTTATTTAAATAGAGGCACGCTTGTTTATATTTCTTTTTGCCATCAAATCTATCTTTTAGTATTTTTTCCTTTTTATGATAAATGCTTTTAATTCTACCTAAATTACTAACCATATATAATTTTTCGTAACCTATAACATCTTTCCAAATTTCCATATTTTATAGTATTTTGCCTTTTAATATTCTAAAATTCCTAACATTATAATTACCATTTGAACTAGTTTTAATATGAGCAAAACCATGTGAGTAATTATTTGATACAGGATTATACTCAGGTTGTAATTCTGATAAGCAACCCATACTCCAACAGGTAATTAAATCGCCACCAAGTGAAATCTCAGAATGTTCTGATACTCGATGCGAATGACCAACAAGAGCACTTTCCTTTGTTTTAAGAAATAATCCCCTTGCTGGATTAACTGGTGCACCAAACCCTCTAAAAAATAAATGACCATGATGTAAACTTAACTTACCAGCTTTTATAATAGTTTTATCATTTATTGTATGTATTCTTTCCTCATTTAAACGCAATCTTTCATCTAATCTAAAGTAAGGATCATCAAATATTTCAGGCGCTTTAGCCATTAGCCAATGTTCATAACGTACATCGTGATTGCCAAAAGCCCAATAAATTTGAGCATTAGGGAATGTTTGTCTCAAAATAACTAAAAATGCTTTAGTTGTATCAAACTCATGTTTTATTGAGCGCTTTCTTGGATCTTTTTCATATCTTGATACGCCATAAAAATCCATGACATCGCCTAGCATGATAATTGTATTTACTTGCTGCTCTTTCCCATAATTTAAAGCCGCAGTAATAGCATCAATCGAATGGTAAGGAATATGTAAATCAGAGATTAATAGAATGTTGTTATCAGCCACAGGTAAAACATAAGGCTCTCTTATCTTTTCTTCTGAGTCTGGGAGTTTATACGGATTGTAGTTAAAGGTTTTTTCGACATATAAGGATTTATCATTATACTCTCCATGCCAAATACTTGCAGGTTTTTTGCCTTTTATTGCCCTGATTGAACTTCTAACTGTCTCAATACCCTTCCAGACTAAAGGATGGTCAGCATATATCTTTTTAGCCATTGTTAAATCAGCATGGTCAGGGAATCGTTTTAAATATTCCCTGATTATTTCGTGTTTAAGCATAAGGAAATTTTTGTTTTTGCGTTCAAATCAAATCCTTATCGCTTTTGTATGGTATGTAAACAGTTTTACCATAAAGTTTTTTAGCAACTAGAATTTCATTTTTTAAATTCTTAGCATCGTATGATACATGAACCCAGCTTGCTTGACCATTTACAGGAAATTCAAATATTAATTGTTTGTATTTTAGGTTATCCTTAATAAAATAAAATATTTCATTATTGCTAACTGATGTTCCATCATTGTCAATATCTATGGCAAAACCAAAACAATGGTCAGATGTTTTACTAGCGCCTTTGGTAATAGAATTTAATTCCTTGCTTCTATATCCGGATGATATATGAATAGGAACGCCAAAATGCTCCCTGATAGGCTCGAATATCTTTTCAGCCAATAGCATAAAGTTTGCTATATGTTCACCTGTTGGCATATTACTTATGCCGTTACGTTTAGCAGAATCGCTACGTATAACCTCTGATAAATCTAAATGTGTAGATAATTTCATTTCTTTTTAAATATTTTCTCTGCTGATGTTAATCCTAAACAACCAAAAGCCAACAAGGCTACTGATTCCACAAGTATGGTTGATGGTGCAGTATGTTCCTCGCTGAACGAGTTATGATACATAGTAACGCATAAAGCAATAACACAAAGCAATCCACATAAACGCTTCATGCTTAGATTTCCGTTCTCATCTTTAAAAAACTCTGTCATAATGTATCCTTTTTACTTTTGCCCCAAAAGTTTTTCTTTTCTGTCACAAAAACAGTATCCCTGATAGTCTGCACTTGAATCTCAACTCTAGTGTTTGCTTTTGCTTCAGCTACCTGAGTAACTAATTCTGCTATTTGCTTTTTGTCTTGAATAATGCTTTGCACAGTTTTATTAATTATTTTAGCCTCTTTTTTTGTCGCCTCAACAAT